ATAGCCAAGGGGTCTTGGACACCCGGATTAGCCTCTGTATCACAACCAAATGCTATGATATGTCGGTCTCGGTCTGATACCATCACCTGTTTTGCAATCGTCGGCGTAGACGTAGCACCAGATAAAGTATCAAGGCTCACGGCACGAGCACTAGAACCCGTGGTCTTATCCCAATAGTATATACCACCATTACGCACGTTTATCAGTAAGTCCTCACCAAAGTTGTCGTGTGACCAAACGCGAAGTGTAGATGTAACCAAAGGTGTTGTTGCAGCAGAACCCCACGTTCCTCGACCCCAAAAACCAATACCCCACCCTGCACCGAAGGTAGAAGTATCAAGACCTATGCTAATCTGATAGGCACCTACGGTAGAACTACCACCGTTTCCTGAGTCAGATCCACTGGCGGTTACAGGAGTAGGGGACAACGCACCATTTACAGTTATGTCTTGTATTGTTGTTCCGGCGGTTCGAGCAGCTATGGTGTATGTGTTGTCTGTAAGAACTTCTGTGATTTTATACTCTTGGTTCAACACCGCTGCGGTTATGTTACCACCCAAACTTGCAGCACCACTAAACGTAACGAAGTCACCAGACACGGCACCGTGCGCTGTATCTGTCACGGTAATAGTAGCTGACCCGTTACTTGCCGCAAAGGTTACGTCTCCGGCACTGGTGGTAGAACGGATCGGTGTGATGTCAGAGAAGCTGCCACCATCTTGGTTTAGATAATACTTCAGGCTTGTGCCAATACCGATAAAACGTCCGTTGTCCAAGGCTACCCATGGGTGCATGGCTCGTGCAGTTCCAAGGTACGAGAACCCAGAAAACTTCTCCCACCCACCAATCTTTTCAGGCAGACCAAAGCGAAAACGTACTTTGTCTACGTCAAACCAACCGCCCTCATTGGTGTAAGAGGTAGTCTCTCGATTGACACCTGGACGGAACTGAAGCTTGGTTAGTGGCATTTAGCATCCTATGAGTTT